GTCCGGCTGGCTGCTATCGGTCTTAGTACAGACAATGACATCATCACCACACTCAATCATGACCAGCTGGTCCAAGTCATCAATGACCCAGACTGTTTGTTAGCCTTACACAAATCTCGGGTCCTTCCTAACACCTTGCCCAACGGAGCCGCGACTGCGCGGGGTTTGGCTAGTGACAGGTGTTCGGGTTTGCCTAACACAGGTAGCAGTGATGGCCAGGATGGTGGTCTTCCTGGTGATGGTCATCCAGTCAATGACCCGGTCGTGGCGCATGGCTAAGAAATATATGTCACAGGCTGAGTTCTCCAGGTATCGCGGTGTGTCGCGTGCGACGGTAACTGAGTATAAAAAAAAGGGCCTGCTTGTATTCCTGGAAGATGGCAGGGTGGATGTTGCTGCCTCCGAGGCCAGATTGGATTCTTCCCTTGATCCTACTCGGGGAGGTGATAGAAGTCCGCGCGACGGGAAGCCTTCGGCAAAAGATAGTTCTAGCGAGTTAGCAAAGGAAAAGATTAATGAGTTGCGGCTTAAGAATGAAAAACAGTCTCTTGAGGTAGAGCGCCTTGCTGGTCGCTTGATTGAAAAAGATCCTACCGCTATGGCTGCGTTCACTTTGGCGCGTAATGCTTTGGAATCATTACTGGCTATTCCTGACCGCCTGGCTTCATTAGTTGCGGCAGAAACAGATGAAGCCAAGGTCCATGAGTTGATGACTGAAGAGATAAGGGAAGTGGCCAACGAGCTGGCTGAAAAGGCAGAGGGAATGTTCCATGGCTAGCGCCGCTGCTCAAGCAGCTAACCCCGTGATAGCTTACGCTGTTCAGCAAGCCATTTATCCTGTCGCTGATGGGCGTCTGGTGTTTGCTAAGTCCTGGGCGGAGGGATGGCGGTTACCTAAACCTGTCCCTGTGGATGAATGGGCGGATACCTATCGTCAACTGCCCCGTGAGAGTTCTTCGGAGTACGGCAAATGGAGAACCAGCCGGACGCCTTACTTACGTGAACCCATGCAGGTGCTGAGTGACAATCATCCCGCTAAACGTGTTGTGATGATCTTTGGGACTCAGACCGGAAAAACAGAAACAGGAAATAATTGGGTAGGTTCATCTATTCATCAGGCCCCAAGTTCGATGATGGTGGTTCAACCAACTGTTGAGATGGGTAAACGCTGGACCCGTCAACGTCTTAATCCTATGGTTGCCTTGCAGCCTGAACTGCAGGAACGAATCAAACCTTCTCGCAGTCGTGACAGTGGTAACACAGCCACCATGAAAGAGTTCCCTGGTGGGTTCATTGTTATTGCTGGTTCAAATAGTGCGGCGTCGTTGTCATCGATGCCAGTGCGTCGGCTGTTTCTTGATGAGGTGGACCGCTACCCGTCAGACGTGGATGGGGAGGGTCACCCGGTTGATGTTTCTGATCGCCGCACGTCTTCGTTTCCTCGACGAAAAGTATTACTGACTTCATCACCGACCGTTAAAGGTGAATCGGTCATTGAAGAAGAGTTCGAGGAATCTGATCAACGTCACTACTATGTCCCGTGCCCACATTGTGGTCACATGCAAGTTTTGCGTGATGAGAACCTGACCGATGATGGTACTTATCTGTGTGAGGCTGGCGGGCATGAGATAAAAGAACATCACAAAACACAAATGTTGGAACAGGGCGAATGGAGAGCTCACAACCCGGAAAGCAAAATACCCGGCTTTCATTTGCCCAGTTATTATTCACCAATTGGTTTGGGTTACACCTGGAAGGAGCTCGTCGATCTTAGAACGAAAGCAAAAAAGAATCCCGACAAGTGGAAGACCTACGTTAATACCATCATGGCTGAGACCTATGAGGATGAGTCAGGCCGAGTAGAGTGGAAGGATGTAAAAGACCGCTCAGGCGGTTATAGCAGCCGAACTATTCCTGTTGGCTGCTTGATGCTGACTGCTGGTATCGATGTCCAGGATGACCGGTTCGCGGTGACAATTTATGGTTGGGGTCGGAGTGAAAGGATGTGGGCCATTGATTATTTTGAGTTACCCGCCAATCCGGGACTTGATAAAGACTGGTTACAGCTTGATGAAAAGGTCCTGGATGTTTCGTTTGTGAATTCCTTTGGTATTGAAATGAAGGTCCTGGCTGCAGGCCTGGATACTGGTGGACATCACACTCACATGGCCTACAACTACGCACGTAAACGTAAGCACCGTCGTGTGTTGGCGATGAAGGGTTCCTCATTCAAAAACAAACCGATCATCGCAACACGGCCATCACCTAAAGATGTGGACGTTAAAGGCAGGACCATCCGCGCCGGCGTGGACTTGTGGAACATCGGCACCGACACTGCAAAGAGTGCCATCTATACCAAACTGCACACCGATGAAGGGGCAGAGTATGCAGACTATCGTTATTACTCCCCTGGTGACTTGCCCGATGAATTTTATCAACAACTGACCGCTGAACGATTTGATACCACTAAACAGTTATGGGTCAAACCTCGTCACAAACGTAATGAGGTTCTTGACTGCACGGTGTATGCCTACGCAGCAGCCTGCCATCCTGCCATCCGTGTGCATATGTTGCGCGACAAAGACTGGGAAAAGATTGAAGCGAAGATCCAGCCAGTTATTCAGGATATGTTTGGCGGTGAAGCACCAGCACCTGCAAACCAGTCAACAGAAGACAAAGATGAGCCGGTTAATACATCCGCCATCGATGAGCAAGAAAAGCAAGACCAACAACAAACTAAAACCCAGCCAAAACCGAAGCGTAAAAAACGCAGCCGGGGCGGCTTCTTTGGAGGACGACGACAATGAGTGAACCTAAATGTATTGCAGCAGGCGATTCAGTCAGCTGGTCTCGCAGCCTGACTGATTACCCAGCTGATATCTGGACGTTGCATTATTCGCTGTTTAATGCAGTTGCATCCCATAACTTCAGTACAACTGCTGAAGGTCTGGACCATAAAGTGGACTTGGATAGTCCCACAACAGAGGCCTGGTCTGTTGGCCGGTATGACTGGACAGCTTATGTGACTAATCTTGATGGTGACCGAAAGGTGGTGGATACCGGTGTCATCACCATTAACCCAGATCCAGCTGCGGGTGAACCCTATGATGGCCGAAGCCATGCACACAAGATGCTGGATGCAGTTGAGGCCGCATTGGAAAACAAGGCAACTGCCCAGCAGTTAGATATGATTCGCGGAACCTTTAACGACCGAACTATCGAGATGCAGCCAGAACGATTGATTACATTGCGTGATAAATACCGGTCAGAGGTAGCAGCTGAAGATAGGCTGGCGGCCATCAATAAAGGCAAGCGTATACCGCGCGGTACTAAAGTGAGATTTACTCGCTAATGCCTGCAGCGGGTCAAATTGCATTAAGTAAGGGTGAAGTCATGATGTATCTTGCCCTTGCTGAATTGAATCGGACGGTAGCTGCAAAACTGGCGGGGGTTTCGCGTGACACTTTTTTCCGGGCAATGCGTCGGCATCGGGTGCAGGCACCCAAGCCACAGGCAAAGTTAAATCAACAACAAGTAAAAGAAGCCAGGGCTTTATTGGGTAAGAAATCTAAAAAACAGATAGCCGCTGAACTTGGTGTTCATGAAAGGACGATAGAACGGCTTGCAGCAAATGAGACTTGGTATCGATAAATGACCGTTACCTTACTGGAAGGAGACTGTATACAGTTAATGTCTAATATTAAAAGCGGTTCAATTGATATGATATTGGCAGACTTACCATTCGGAACCACTCGTCAGAGTTGGGATAAGGTTATTGATGTCCGACAGTTGTGGGGTCAGTATGAGCGGATAATAAAACAAAACGGAGCTATCGTTTTGTTTGCTAAACCTCCATTCGATAAGATGTTGGCTTGTAGTAAATTAGAATTATATCGTTATGATTGGATTTGGGAGAAAACACGAGCCAGTGGCCACTTAAACGCAAACAAAATGCCGCTACAAGCCCATGAGTACATGTGTGTGTTTTACAAGAAGGCGCCCATCTATATCCCTCAAAAAACAGAATTAGGAATACCAGTAAATCAATTTTATTCTCGGCATAGTGGAGAGTGTTATGGCAGTGCCGGTGCTTTGCGAGTTGGTGGCGGTAATACAGATAGATATCCAAGGAGTGTTATTCGATGCCAGCCTGTTTCAAATGGAGAAAGATGGCACCCAAATCAAAAGCCAGTTGAATTATTGAAGTTGTTGATAAGATCGTATACAAAAAAAGGGCAGTTAATTTTAGATAATACAATGGGAAGTGGTTCAACTATAGTTGCTTCTGCTATTACAGGCAGGCGCTGCATAGGGATGGAAAATGATACACGGATATTTAAGACCGCAAAAAAGAGATTAACTAAAGAAAATATTAAATTTTTTTCAAATTTCCACACAACCGTCTGAAATAGATAATGCATACTTCGCCGTATGGCGATAATAGCAAAACTACTGGGTCGTTCCGATGTCCGGGAACAGACAGATGAACAGCAACAGGTTGTTGCTGTTGCCTCATCCTCTCCACGTCATTTGCGTTACTCCTCTCTTCGTCGTTTAGTTAAGCGAGCATTCAAGGCAGCCAATCAAGATCGACTAACTGCAGACTGGTTGTCAACCGGTGGTGATTTAAACCAGGAACTTAGAACACAGCTGCACACGCTGCGAGCTCGTGCTCGTGGTCAGGAACAAAACAGTAACCTGGCTCGTCGTTTTCTTCGTCTCAATGAAATACATCTTGTTGGACCTGATGGCTTCACTCTGCAAGTCAAAGGCAAACTGAAAAACGGCAAGCTTGATGTTAAAGGCAATAAGCACACCGAAGCCGAGTTCAAGAAATGGGCAAAGCGTGGTGTTTGTGAAATTAGTGGCCGTCATTCACTTAGTGAAGTTGAACGGATATCTGTTCGCACTACTGCGCGTGATGGTGAATGTCTCATCCGGCTGCATGATGTAAAACCTTCCCGGCGTAACCCCTGGGGTTTTGTGATTGAGATGCTGGACCCTGCCAGGCTGGATCACCGCTTAAATGAAGATTTAAAAAACGGTAACCGTATCCGATTAGGCATTGAGCTCAACCAGGCTAATCGGCCGGTTGCTTATTGGCTCAAGCGTGGTGAGCGTGATGGTATGTTTTTCCGCAACGAAAAACATGAGCGTGTACCCGCTGAAGATATAATTCATTGGTTTATTGCTGAACGCCCTGAACAGTTGCGCGCAGCTACCTGGATGTGTAGCGCCATGCTGACAATGCATCACATCGATGAGTATCAGGAGTCCGCCCTTGTAGCCGGTCGCGCGGGCGCCAGTAAGATGGGCTTTTACACTACTGATGGGACAGGGTCACACATCGTCGCCGATGCGAAAGAGGGCGATGAAGATGATTATGATTTGCTAGAAGAACTCGAAGCAGGTCATATGGGCGAGCTTCCCCCCGGATGGGGCTTTACCGGCTTTGACCCAAAGTATCCGCATGAAAATTACGACCCATTTATTAGAACCAATAACCGTGAAATGGCCATGGGGCTGGATGTTTCATACCACGCCTTAACGGGCGACCTTACTGACGTCAATTTTTCCTCCATCCGTTCCGGCACGCTGGAAGAACGCGAAAGCTGGAAAGTTAAACAAGACAGTTTTTCATCTGGGGTGTTGGAGCTTATCTATTTTCGCTGGTTGAACATGGCCGTCTTCAATAGCCGTGTCGGTGGCAACCTGTCGCAGGATGCAGCGCTTGAGCGTTATGCCGAACATAACCATAAAGGTCGGCGCTGGCCATGGGTTGACCCAATGAAAGATATCCAGGCCATTGTGATGGCCATCAATGCAGGCCTCACATCGCCAAAGCGGGCCGCGTCTGAACTGGGTGTTGACCTGGAAGAATTACTGGATGAAATCGCCGAGTTTCAGCAAATGTTGATTGATAAAAAGATTACCTTGCCGGTGGTCCCAAAGGCCGCGGCTGCAAAAAAAGAGGATAAGGAAGATGCCACAAGCGACAGCAACAAGAAAGATTGAAAGCAAAGACCTGTTTCAACGTAACTTTCTACTTAAGCGTGAAACAGTCAATGTAGAAGAACGGACTGTTGAGTTGTCATTCTCATCCGAGACCGAAGAGGTTGAACGCTGGTTTGGTGTTGAAATACTTGACCATACCCCCGGCTCTGTTCGTCTTGGTCGTCTGAGTAATAGCGGGCCTTTGTTGTACCTGCACAACTGGGATCGACATATCGGCGTTTGTGAAGATGTAAAGATTGAAAACCGCAGAGGCAAAGCCCTGGTGCGGTTTGGTAATTCGGCTTATGCCGAAGAAAAGTTTCGTGATGTTCAAGATGGCGTGCTGGTTCACGTCTCAATCGGGTATCGCGTTTACAAGATGGTTCTTGAACAAGTGAACGATGATGGCGTGGATGTATACCGCGCCATGGATTGGGAACCGTATGAAATCAGTTTGCTGCCTGTTGCAGCTGATACAACCGTGGGTGTCGGTCGTTCGGCCGGCGTTGAATTTGAAATTGAAATTGAGGACAAAACTATGCCAGATCCTGTAAAAGAAAAAGGCGGCGCACCGGAAGGGCAAACTCGCGCCGCACCTGCAACCCCTGCCACACCTGCACCTGTAAATGTGCAGGAAGTAAAAGATGAGGCACGCGAAGCTGAACGTACCCGTGTTGCTGATCTCTTGTCAATGTCAGAACGCTTTGCCAATTATGGTGCGCGTGACATGGTGCAGGACTATGTCAAAAACGATAAGTCCCCAGACGAATTCCGCAAAGCCATCCTTGATGGCCTGGTGGACGAATCCCGCGCCGGTAGTGGTGAAGCACCTACTGACCTGGGCCTGTCTGATCGTGAAACCCGAAACTATAGCCTGTTTCGTGCTATCCGTGCGGTGGTTGCTGCAAAGGATGGTGACACTTCCTACATGAAGAAAGAAGCCGCTTTCGAGATGGAGTGTTCCCGTCAAATCACTGAACGTCTGGACCGTGAAGCCAAAGGCTTTTATGTGCCATTGGATATCATGGTCAGCCAGCAGCGCGCTATGAAGGCAATGCAGGAACGCGTACTCGATGCCAGCAATGCGGCTGATCTGGTTGCTGTTGAACATATGGATGGCATGTTTATCGAAGCCTTGCGTCCTAACTCGGTAGTGATGGGCCTGGGCGCCACGACTATTGATGGTTTGCAGGGCAACCTGGAGATCCCGCGTGAACTGCTAACCCCCACGTTCTACTGGCTGGGTGATGATGATGATGTGCCCGACAGCCAGGGTTCATACGGAACTATCAAGATGTCACCCAAAACCGTGGCTGGGGCCGTGCCTATGTCACGCCGTCTATTGAAACAGTCAAGCCCAAGTGTTGAAGGCCTGGTTCAGCGTGCGCTTCTTCGTGGTGCGGCGCTGGCGGTGGACATC